AAAGATGCGATTAAGGAAGGGAAAACAGTTGAGTGTAAAGTAAAAAACGGATGGTATGTAGACAGAGATGGATATGATTTTATTTTACATCCCGACAATTACCGGATCAAACCAGACGTTTACATTCCTTTTACTTTTGAGGATGCGGACATATTACGGGGTCAATGGTTTAAAAGCAAATCAACAAAATCAGAATATCAAATAACAGAAGTTCACAAAGATGGTATAAACCTAATGCCATTTAAAGTATTTTTTAAGCTATACACCTTTTTAGACGGTACACCATGCGGAAAACTGAGCGAATGACAGCCGGAAACTATTGAAGGAGTAAGTCAAGTAGTAACTAAAACATTAGTTAAATAACCAATAAAAACAAAAAATAATGGAAGTAACATTTTTATTTAAACCGGATGACAATGTCGAATCTAATTTAGGAGACATTGGCATAGTATTGCTGTGTGCAATTGATCGACATGGTATAAAACAGTACTACATTAAATTATTGAACGGGGATGAACAATGGTTTGATGAAGACCAAGTAACAGCAGTATAGCCAAATTTAAACCTTTCTAAAGGAATAAAGCCTCCACATCGGGGGCTTTATTTTTATCCGGTCTAAATAAAATTATCAACAATCAACCGAAAGCCTCCCGCATGTGTTATATTTGCGAAAACCGTTCGCAGATATGAGGCTAAAATTTCCCCTTTTCGGTAAAAAATCAATTCAGGTTTATCCTTTTTTTGATTTAAACAACCTGTCTGCATTAGATGGGAACTCCATGCGAGCCGACACCACAAGCGTTACCGGGCAAATGGACGCGTATATGAAGTGCGCTCCGGTCGCTGCAATCATTCAGCGGTTAGCCTCCGCGATGGCAACGGGAAAGCGATTTCTATTGGACAAAGACGGCAACGAGGTTGTAAATTCACAGGCGCAAAAACTCAACGCCCTGCTTAATCGCCCGAATCCTATTCAGACATGGGCTATTTTCATTCAACAACTTTATACTTTCTACTCCCTGCACGGGGAGTGTTTCATTTACGGTCTGATCCCGTCCGGATTTGAAGGGCAAAAAGACCGGATCAAAGCATTGTATATTATCCCGAATAATCAAATCACACCCGTATATACTGGTAAATACATCTACCAAACGGAGCGTGACCAGATTGTCAGTTCGTACATTATCAACACCCAGGGCGAACAAATCGAATGCAAGCCGTCGGAAATCCTGCACATTCAATCTCCCTGCCCAAATTTAACCGATCCCTTGCGTGGTAACTCGAAACTTACCAGCCTTGAGGATCAGGTCACAAATATTATTGCAGCCTACAAAAAGCGGAATATACTGATTGAATACCCGGTAGGGATTTTGAGTAACGCGGGCAAAGACGTTTCCGGGACTATCCCGTTACAAAAAGGAGAAAAAGAAGAATTACAGGCAGATTTGAAATGGTATTCAATTAAACGCCGCCGCCAGATTGTTGTAACCAATGCCGCACTGAGTTGGCAGACTATGCTTCCGAACATCGGGCAATTGATGCTGTTTGAAGAAATTGAAGACGATGTAGCCCGGATTTGTGACGCGTACGGATACCCTAAATACTTGTTAGGATTCACCGGAGGTACGACCTTCAGCAACGTTAACGAGGCTGGAAAGAAGTTATACCAAGATACCATTATCCCCGAATCGGAGTTGATCATGGAAGCCGTTTCTAATTATTTGGAAACATTCAAAATAACACCGCCTTGCAGGTATATACTCGATTATTCACACGTCGAACCATTACAGGAATCAGAGCAGGAAAAAGCAACGGCAAAGAAAACCATTATTGAAGCGGCTAATGTAGCCTATTCCAATGGAATGATCACGTTTGAAGAAATGCGGATCATGATTGACATGGACGAAACAATTAACGGACAATTGAAAAATGAACAAACAGCAAATAATTAACATAAAAGGGAATCGACCAGTTTATTACAAGTCGATTTCAGAACCGGATTATCAAGTCGACGTACCGAGCCGTAAAATTTCCGGATACCTTGCAAGTTGGGGAAATATTGACCTTGACAGGGACATACTTGTAAAGGGTTGCTGTTCAAAATCTTTGCAGGAACACGGGGTCGGGTCGAAGTCAGCGCAAAAAATTATCCTGCTTTACATGCACGACATGGATCAGCCAATGGGACGCTTTACCCGATTAGAGGAAGATGAAAAAGGACTGTATTACGAGGCTGAATGCGACGCGCTGGAACGGATTGATGAAGTACTCTATCAAATGTCAACCGGAACGATCAACCAGCACTCAATCGGATTCCGGTATCTTTGGGACAAAATGGAATACGACGACACTTTGGACGCGTATGTTTGCAAAGAGATCCGATTGTTTGAGGGATCAGTTGTAACCATTGGCGCAAATGAAAACACCCCTTTCACCGGATTTAAAGCCGCTGAATTAGCTGATCAGCAGTCCGACCTTTTACAGGAATTTGAATACTCTATCAAGAAATTTGACGAAAAAACACAATACAAACTCCGGCAAATCTATGCCAAACAAATCGCCTTAAGTGAAACCTTAACAGACGTCGACCAAAAAGAACTGTTAAGACAGCAACCTAAAGCGGCTGACTGGTTAAAGATTGCCAATGAATTAAAACATTTTCAACTTTAAAATTATTAAAATGGACGATGTAACAAAACAGGCACTTGAGGAAATTAAAGGATCATTTGCCGAAGCCGTAAAGAAGTTTGAGGACGGTGCAATTACCGAAACTAAACTTAACAAAATTTTAACCGAAAAATTCGCAGACTATGCAAAGGTCAGCGACGTGAGCGACATTAACAAATTAAATGAAGCCCTCGAAAATATGGGACTGGAACTTAAATCTATTAAAGAAAAAGGATCCGACGCACCTGTTTACAAATCATTTGCACAGCAGATAACCGAACAGATCGGTACGAAATCACTGAATCAACTTGCAAAAGAACAGCATAGTTTCGAAATTGACCTGACCAGCGTAGGGATGGCAATGAAGGCAGTTGGGACAATTGGAATTACCAGCGGTAATCTACTGCCGTCTGCATGGGATATGACATGGGGTTATGCTCCGCTGAATCCTTCTGTTGTACGTACTTACTCCGACGTATCAACAACCACTTTGCCGGTAATTTCATACATTGACATGGGTACACGCGAAGGAGGTCCCGGAATCACAACTTCAGGATCTGCAAAATCACAAGCCGACGCAACACCTACTCCTATACAGGTACTCCCGGAAAAAGTTACTGTATACTGGGATTTTGTTGAAGAAGCAATGGATGACATTCCTGGATTTATTGCAGAAATGCAGAAAGAACTCATGTCACAGATCGCCTACTATGAAGACCTTGCGTTTATCAGTGCCGGTACTAACCTCGCTCAATTGGATGGTATGCCAGCCTATTCAGCCACCGGAATTGAAACAACTTCCCCGACAACCATTGATGCTATCCGTGCAGCCGTCGGTCAGATTCAAACCTACAACTTTGCTGCAAACGTTGTTATGATGAATCCTAAAGATGTGGCAAACCTCGACATAACAAAAGCCTCCGGGGTATATGTTATCCCTCCGTTCGCCTCACAGGATCGCATGAATATCGCAGGCGTTCGCGTTGTGCCTAACAATAATATCCCGGTAGGGTATCTGCTTTGTGGTGACTTCACTCGCTATCATATACGCGATTACAAGTCATTCATGGTGAAAATGGGATATTCCGGAACAAACTTTAAAGCCAATATCTTAACCGCTATTGGTGAAAAACGCTTGTTCTCGTACGTGAAACCCAGCGAGCAGAACGCGTTTGTTTATGACGCGATCAGTGATATTATCACCGCCATTACCGCTTCCTAATGGAAAAAGTACAGGTATTTGCAACAGCAAAACACCCCAACAGGTCAGAGGGTGAGCCGATCATGGTTCACCCCAACCACCTGCCTAAGTTTTTGCGCTGTGAATGGGTTGTAGAAAACCAACCGGAAGCCGTAGTAAACCCAAAAATTGAAAAGCCAACCAAGGCGAAAGTTAAACGGGCAAAAAAGAGAATTAAGGAATGAACATTGTAATGTTATCTGGTAAAGATTTTGCAGGATCAGGCAACAAGATTGCAACGGCTGTCAACCGGAAAGGTAAACACAGCGTTACGCTTGCGCTTGCTTTTGAAAACTCGTATCATTACCCGTATGACATCTGCCTTAACTCCCGAGATGCTTACGACCAACTAAAATCCGCGTTAGCCAAAGCAGATTTAATTCACTTTAAAGGAGACGACCCCCCACCAGCTGATGGATATTGGTACGGGGTTAAATTGCCAGACGTGCCGCAAGTTGTGAGCGTTGGGGGGTCGAATTTCCGACGGATGGGAGTTAAATCATTAGTTGCAAATGGTCGATGGGATTTTAAAGAATACCGCCGCGCCGGATACCGTTCCGCATTAACTCCTGATCTTAACTACCCGGAATACGAAGGTCACTATACTCAACAGTGTATTGATTCAAAAAACGCTCCTTATACATGGCACTTACCAGCCGTCCCTGTTATAGCGCACTCACCGAGCCACCGCCTTAAAAAGGGAACTGATATTGTGATACGTGCATTCAGGATGCTACAAAACGAGGGTATTAACTGTAAATTGGATCTGATCGAAAAGGTATCAAACGCCGAATGCGTGGAGCGTAAAAAAGACGCTACCATTTTTGTAGATCAGATTTCAGATACAGGATTTTACGGAATTTCCGCATTAGAGGCTATGCAATTTGGCATTCCGACAATTGCGTACATCAGCGACCAGGCGCAGGAACAATCTGAAGGGAAACTAAAGGACTGCCCGGTAATTTCACCGGACAAAAACGTCTTTTCGTTGTACGTTAAACTCAAAAACCTATTGAGTGATCCCGAACTAATCCAGGATTATTCATGGATCACGAAGGACTGGGCGGACAAATTTCATTCATTCGAAACAGTTGGCAAAATGTGGACTTCTTTATATACAAAAATCGCAGATGGCAAACTTAATTGATACCACGTATTTCTGGGGAGAACTCGAAATTGCCGGGACAAACACGGAAAACAACCCTATTGCAGCCGGGAAACTCACGGAGTTAACCGCTTATATCACTAAATACGAGCCTATTGTATTGAAGGAGTTGTTAAGCGAAACAGTATACAACGAGTTTATGGCTGGGTTAATTGATGATCCAATTGAAGAAAAATGGAAAACGCTCCGGAATAAACTCCAAGACGTTGTAGCATTAACATCCCCAATTGCAAACTTTGTTTATTGGCACTTTGTCGTCGGTCATGTAAGTTATTCCGCCACGTCAGGAGAAGTTATCCCGACGTTTGAAAACGCGACCCTTGCCAGCGTTAACAAAAAGATTGTACGCGCATGGAACGAGGCATCAGACCAATGGGAGGCAATTGTCGAATGGTTGATTGAAAACGAGGCTACTTACGAATGCGCAGCCAATGGCGCAGACTTTGGGCAGTTCTTACTAGATACCGAAACTATTAACACCATAGGGATATGAGAACAAGCCACCCGTATATAGTTGATATTTTTACCACAATAGTAGCGAATATTTCTACTGAATTGGGGTATACGGTCAATTATTTGTACGGTCATCCGGTTGAAATCATATCACAACTTCAGGAGATGAGCAAAGGCACAAATAAAGCCAACCGATTTCCGGTCGTTTGTTTGTTTCAGGATTTTGACGAAAAACTCGGAGCCGGACAATTAACCGAAGTATCTTTAAATATCGTAATCGCTAATTTGACCGATCCCAAGTATGTAGCACCTCAAAGGTACGCTAAGAATTTCAAGCCGTACCTATACCCGATTTATGATGAACTTTTATATCAAATTTCAAACACCTTCTCGGTTGCTGATATGTCGATGATTGAGCATACAAAAACCGACCGTTTATTCTGGGGGAAATCAGCGTTATACGGCAACGAAGGGAATACATTTTCAGACTTTCTCGATGCAATCGAATTAACAAATCTTAAATTAACATTAAACCAAGAACAATGTCAGATATTCTAAACAACCCGCAATGTGCAGCATCGGGGAACTCTACAGGGATCCCGTCCTGCCCTATCAACCCCGATATAATCGTAGGGGCAATTTTAACAGACCCTAACAAGGTCTACACATTAACCGACCTTGCAGACCTGAAGGCTGCCATGATCGCCTCGGTGATGGCAACCGGCACAAACCGGATTCATCCTATTTTCCGCTTTGTCGAATTAACCGACGGAACAGAAGCCGAAACTATTGTGACAATGGGATATGGTCCTAAAATAATAGTAAAAGAGGGTGCATTTGATTGGACATTCCGTTTTATGAAAGGCGGTTTATGTTTTAATACAAATCTCCGTTCCTTTAACGACCTCGAAAAAGCCGTTATTTTTGTTGACAATACCGGTAAATTGTACGGTGTTAAGACTGATGAAGGCGGATTACGTGGATTTGCGTTAGATCAGGTATTTACCGCGAATTTCAAACTTAACGATGGATCTGCACCAAATAAGTACGTTATCCGATTTTTACAATCGAACCCGAAGGAATGGGATACATTCGCGATGTACGACCCGAAGGCGCAAACCGTGCCATGGGATGCTGAAACCGCACTGAAGGGAATACTCGATATTGAACTCGTCGAAGTTTCGTCTGGAAACGGTGAGGCTACGTTCAAAGTTCAAACCAAATGCGACAAAGTTAATTTGTACGATGATTTCAGTACCGAGTTAGCCGACAAAGTTCTGTGGACATTGGAAACCTCAGCAGGTGACAGCGTTACGATCACTACCCTTGTGGCTGTACCGGCTTCAAAATCGTTTCAAATGACGTTTACCGGGACGGGTTCGCACGTTGTTAATCTCGTATCTTCTGCCCTGCTGGCTGCTGCCGGAATCGGGGGATCACCTTCTAACCCGTACGAATGCTCAGCGTTAACCTTTACAGCTGGCTCGTAATGGACGGAAAAACATTAAAGATCGCGGGGGCTTCATTCGATGTGGAGTTCCTGCGAACTTTACCCTGTGATGTTTTTGTCAACCGATTTCAGGCAAAAGTATTTCACGGTAAAGACGAGGCAACACGCCGCAAAGTATTGCAGGATCTTTGGGAACTTGTAAACGAGAAACCCGCCGTTAAACCAGTCGTTAAACCCTCACAAAAACGTGGCAACAATCGCCGATCTAAATAACGCTTTACAGGCGTTTGACTTTTCCCTTGCTGTTCAAAATTCGATTGAGCAGACAGGGAAAGGTATCATCGAGCGAAATCAACAACAACTGCAGGAAGGTAAAGATTCAAAAGGGCAGGACTTACCATACCCATACCGTAATCCAGATTACAACGCGCTGAAATTACAAATGAACCCGCGCGGGGTTCGTGACTTGAAACTTACAGGGGCATTCTATAACGGGATGATTGTAGGGGTATCGCCTGCCACGTTTATGATCACGTCTAAAGATTCAAAAACAAACAAAATCATTCAGCGCGAAGGGGATGATGTGTTCGGATTGACGGAAAACAGTGCGGGAGATTACGCACAAAACGACGTCCTGCCGGTATTG